ATGATGCTCTAGTTGAGTTCTCAGCATCCGCAAAGGAAATCGTAAATAAGCAAAGGAGAAGGCAAACTAAGGCATTAGACGAGATTAACACCAGAAACAGGAAATTATTTTCAGAAATGAAGATGAAAAACAAAGCAACCAAAATGGAGACGAAGTAAGATGACACAGCAAGACAAGAAAGAAATACTGACAGATATTTGGAAAGACCAAATTGAGGGACAAGAGAAGTATCCATTCGCTTGGAGGAAGACACCAGCATCATTTATCAGTTGGGCAAGCAAGAAGTACAAGCCGGGAAGCGTATTGGTCCGTAAGGATGCGAATTGGGACTACCGTCATGGCAATCTCATGTTTGAGCAGCTCAATGGTCCAACCGATGCCCTAGATGACTTAATCGAAAGAGAGATTCAGGCAGAAGCTGCAAAAGAAGAATCTGCAAAAGAAGAATCTGCAAAAGAAGTCGAGAAGGAAGAAGCTGCCGCAGACAAGAAAGACAGTGATGAGCTGCCATTCTTCCCATCTGAGCCGCCAACCAGCACAGAGGGTGCGCCAACAGAAGGTGAGACAACAATCGAGACCCCAAAGCCGGAACCAGCATCAGTCACTAGCACTGTTGCCCCGTTAATCTCGGTGGAAGCAGACGATGATGAGGAAGTGGTTGTTGTAATGGCCACCACAGAGCCCTCATTTAAGCTCGAAGACAAGGATGAGGCACCTGAAGTCCCCAAGGTACCTGAAGTCCCCAAGAAGCGCGGTCGTGGTCGTCCTCGCAAGATTAAGAAGGACTAGCCTATGTCGGATGAGCACATGAGTGAATACGACTATGTAATGCAGCACGCATCTTCGGAACCTGATATTTATTTTGATGAACCCAAAGCTCCGGAGGTATCCAAAAGGAGCGATGGAGTCCGATTGGTGATGGCGACTATTATCGATGCATCAAACGGAAACACAAAAAAACTACAGGCAATCATGTGTCTCTTCGCGGGACTAAGCCTTAGAGAGTCTTCTGTCATTTGCAGCAGGTCCCACGAATGGGTAAGAAAGGTATCCATTGGGATTGAGCGGTCTCATCCAGAGCTGTACGGGGTGATAACCAACAACGTCAGAGGGACCGTGCAATGCCTGATACCAAGCGTTAAGCGGGTCGAATATGTTATTAAGGACACCAATGACGACACACAGGTGGTAGTTGCCAACCTTTCTAAATGGTGCCGGGACAACGACTATAAATACGGCAATGCATCTATGTCATTATCGTGTGGATATAAATTCTTATCCCGATATGTCATAACCAAGCGCATTGCGGATGTAACCTGAAACAAAAGGAGATTAAAATGAGTTATAAATTTCGAAAATCAGAGGTAAAAGAGGCGGTTGAGACCAGTAATGGGACATACACTGGTGTAGCAAGACAGTTACGGGTAAGGTCATCCCTCACAGCTAAGAAGTTCGTCTCCAAGTATCCAGACCTGTTAGCACTGTTCAACGCAAAACAGGATTCCATCTGTGATGAAGCAGAAGACATCCTACAAGCTAACCTACACAGTCAGAACGAATTCATTCAAGCAAGAACTTGTGAATTTATTTTGAAAAATATGCCAAGAAGTAGGTATGCGGAAGACAAGGGAGAAGACCTACAGAGTCAATTGGTTGCATTGTTAGACAGGTGTATCTCCAACACCAGTAACGACTAACAAAAAAACGTAAAAATAAAACGAGACCCCACCACACCAATGATTGAGCTATGGTCTAAAACAGAAAAACAGAAGGAAATGGGCAGGACGATAGATGCCCATAAGTATACTTTGTGCATAGGACAAGGGAGGTCTGGGAAGACACTGTTGATACTGATTGAGATGTTTCGGAACGCCATACAGTATCCCAATGTTAATCAGGCAATCTTTAGGAACACATTATCGTCTGCAGTCGATGGAGTATGGAAAATAACTATCAAGGAAGTGATTGAGCATTTCTTCCCGACTTTGCCAATGACACCGGGATTCAAGATGAATGAAAGCAATCATTCAATCACCTTCCCAAATGGCAGCAGGATAATCATTAAGGGACTAGACAACCCAGAGCGAGCACAGAAGTTGTTGAGCACGCAGTTCATGTGTGTCTTCTTCGATGAATGCCATTTAATCAGCTACGAACACTTTGGACTGCTTATGACTCGTATGCCTCAACCACTGAATGTCGATTATCAAGTGAAGATTATCTGTGCTGCCAACTGGAGTCCCAAGACACATTGGTTGAAGAAATTTTTTCAAGATGGTGTAAACCCAGAGAATAATTCTCAGCACGGGCAGTCGACTGCAATGATAACGTCAGAGACAAGCGACAACACGACTATTGATGCGGCAGAGTACATTGAAACACTTAACATGGCCGGAGACAGAAGGTCTCGATTGGCTTGTGCTGGTTCTGGGTTCTACAATGAGGCCCTAGGAGCTCTATGGGAGCAATCAGACATCAAGAGAGCCTCCGTCGAGGAATACGAGGAAGTTGTCCTAGCATTTGACCCAGCAGTCACAAATAAGAAAACCAGTGACGAACATGGTATATGCATTGCTGGAAAGAAGGATGACAAATACTATGTGATTTCATGCTTCGAAAAGAAAGAAGACATAAATAGTATTGCAAAAGAAGTGTGTCAGTTGTATCACGATTACGAGTGCAGTAGGTTGATATATGAGACGAACCAAGGGGCTGATTGGGTAGAGGCTTTGATACGAAATAATGACAGTATGGTTTTTTGTGAAGGGGTAAGGGCAAAGAAGGGTAAAATCATCCGTGCAGAGCCCATAGCAGCCCTCTACAAGAATGAGCTTGTTTATCACGAAAAATGCTTTCAAGAGCTGGAGGAACAGATGGTTACTTACACTGGCAGCGGAGATTCTCCAAATAGTCTCGACGCTTTAGTCTATGCAATACAGTATCTGTCTACCGGAGAGAAGTGGGTAGACATCGATGATATTTAATTTTGACAACAAAAATAATAAGTAAAAGAGAGGTCATTGAAATATGAAAATCTGGGATATGATAAGAGGCAAGTCTGCCGACATCGAAGATATTGAGAAGAAGTCAACTGCAATGACTGTCGATGAGGTGGTAAAGCAGACTTGTGAAATCATGCGTCCACCTCTAGGTCCAAGGTACAGCGATGCCACCTCGGTAAACATGTATCGCTCATGGATTTATGTTGCATCATCGCATAACGCTCGTGCTGTGTCTTCTGCGGGAATAGAGCTATTCACAAACGTCACTCCAAAGGTATCTGCATCTAGCCGTATCGGCAATCTGAGAAGGAAGGAGCTGGAAAGCTACTGTGCCAAGAATATATCTCGTAATGCAGTGCAGATTGATAGTCACCCAATCCTTGACCTACTGTACAAACCAAACGACGACGACAGCCTTCAGAGCTTTCTATATAAAATTGATTTATTTTTAGAATTGGCAGGCGATTCCTATGTTTTGGTAAACAGAGACAGCAATGGCATTCCGGTATCACTTGAGGTGTTGTACTCTCAATATGTCCACATCCAAACAGATGGATTGAATAAGATTGTCGCCTATAACTATGGCGTTGCAAAGGACGGTAAATTCGATTACCAGTTTGCGCCAGAGCAAATTATCCACATCAAGCTATTCGACCCCTCTGACCCACTGCAAGGGATTAGCCCACTTGAGGCTGCTGCTCGCAGTTACGGCTTGATTGAGTCGATGAACACATACGAAGAAGCTATCAATAGAAACCAAGGCGTAGTCACGGGAATCCTGAAGCACGAAGGCAAGATTAAGCCGGAACAGCGTCAAGAGATTGAATCGAAGTGGCAGCGGAAGTTTTCAAGTGTTGGTCGTTCTGGAAAGGTAGTCGTAACGGGCTCAGACATCTCCTATCAAGAGATTGGCATTGCCCCACGTGACATGATGTTTTTGGATGGTAGGAAATGGAGTAGGGAAGAAATTCTCGCTTGTTATGGCCTTCCAGTTGCTCTAGTGAGCACAGAGGGAGTAAACCGCAGCAATATGGTGGAAGCTTCAATCGGCTACTACAAAAACCTCGTACTTCCTCGACTGCAGTTAATTTCGCAGACGCTAACTCGTGAGCTCATTAACACCACTGGAATCAACGGAAAGGATATGTTTATCGTTCTGAGTCAAGATGCACCACAAGATGCAGACCTTAATCTAAACAAGGCCAAGCTTCTGAGTAAGGCTCAAGCTGTTACAGTCAACGAGCTGCGTGTGCTACTAGGACAACAACCATTAGACAGCCCGCTTGGAGACGAAATAGTTAATAGTCTCGGAAACGTCACAATCTAAACAAGGTAAAGAAAGATGAAACAAAAAGTTAAAGCAACGAAGAAATATTTCGCAAAACTTGGTTTAGACCCGGATATTCTGAAGGGAATCAAGGATGCGACGATTAAGCGTATGAGTATCGACCAGAAGATGGAGCTGCCAGAGGAAGAAGAGGGTTCTGTCGCTGGTGTAATCACAGATGTAACAATTGATGCAGATGGAGATGTAATCCTACCTGAAGGTCTGGAGTTCAAGCGCTATCAGCTAAACCCTATTGTCTTGTTCAATCATGATATGGATGACCCAATCGGTTATGTCGATGATTTATCTAGGTCCGATGCTTCGGTACATGCAAGGGTTAAGTTTGGCACGACCGAACAGCCTAGGCGAATCTTGCAGCTCTGCCGGGACCGTGTGTTAAGGACATTCAGTCTTGGATTCCTGACACTGGAAGAGTTACGTCGTGGACAGCCGGGCTTCAATGTTGGACTGAAAAAGCTCATGGAAGATTTCCCTCTGAAAATAAATTCTGAAAATGCTGGGACCGTGCAGCGCATTGTCGTAAAGAGCATGATGGTCGAACTTTCTGTTGTGACAATCCCGTCAAACATGCACGCAGTGATAACAGAAGTGAAGAAATTAAAGACAGAAACAAACCTTGACCCTGTTGGAAAAACTCAAGGTGCAGGTAAAATTACTGAAAAGAAAGCAGAACCAAACCTTGACCCTATTGGAAAAACTCAAGGTAAAGAAAAAATTGTTGAAAAGAAATCAATTGAAATCAAGAAGGTGGGACGTGCAGCACACAGCATTAAAAAGGTGTCGAGTATGGAAGCTGTTCGTCAAAAACAACTATCGGAAATTTTTCTAAAGAATTGGGGTTGTTAAGAATACTGAGAAATCAACGAATGTTGCAATGGCGGTCTGGTTAATAGCTGGACCGCCATTTTTATTGACGAAAAAAATAAAGTTAAGACAACATTAAGTAACGGAGAGGCAATCCCTCAAAGGCAATCCCTTAAAATCCCGTGATAGTCTGTTGGACGAAGACACGAATTAAATCAACACACACACTGAGGAATCAAATTATGAATAAGTATCTCGTTATGAAAATGTTCGCCGTAGACTCAAAAGTCTTCGCAGTGGACGACATTGTGGAAATGGAATCTAAGGATGCGACTGCATTCCTGACTGATGGCAGTCTTCAAGCCTACGTTGAAGAAAAGAAGATGGAATTGCAGTTGGACACCAAGTCGATTGTTGAAGCCATTAACTCTTTGAAGCCGACTGTTGCAAAGCAGCCTGAGCAGAAGATGGGTATTGGCGAATGGCTTCAGGGCGTTGCTAGGAAGACCATCAATGTCACGACTGGCGCACAAGGAGAATTCGCTACCACGACTCTCGTTGACCCAGAAATCGACATCGATGTCATTCAGGACTCCGGTATCGCTCAACGTGCTTCCCGCATCAACCTGACTGGTACGAACAACATCTACAAAAAGAACGTTATCAATACTCTTGGTACCGCTCCCGCTGTTGTTGCTGAATCTGCCACTGCTGGTGCAAGTCAGCCGTTGCTTACCCAGTTCACGTTCAACCTTAGCAAAGTGGTTTACCGCTATGACGCTACGGAAGAAGCTCTTGAAGACACGGGTGCATTGGTTGGTGAAATTACCCAAGCAGCTCCGCCTGAGTTCGCCAAGTTCGCAGAAAACGGTATGATTAACACCGCGTCTCCTTTGACTGGTGTTGTTGGTCATGCTCAGACTGTTAGCATCGCCAAGGAATCTGGACAGACCGATGATACCATCGTAGCTGAGAACGTCGACAAGATGTTCTGTTCTGCAAAGAACGTTGCTCGCTCGGAATGGACCATGAGTCGTTCGGCTTACTGTGCGGTTCAGGGCTTGGAAGACAGCGCTGGTAACCGTTTGTTCCAAGGACCAACTGGTATTGCTGGTAACGTATTCGGTACGCTCAAGGGCTTGCCAATCACGGTATCCGATTACTGTGCGGCTCTCGGACTTGAAGGCGACATTGTTCTTGGTAACTGGGCTAAGTACCAGCTTGTCACGAAGGGTGGCTTGAAAATGTTCTCTTCTTCGGAAGTGAAGTTCCTTGAAGGCGAAACCGTCTTCTTGTTCAAGTGGCGCTTGTCCGGTCAACCTGTTGGCCTGAAGCTTACCGCTGCAGACTCGACTGAGATTGGCGATTTCGTCACTTTGGCGGACCGTGGAAGCCTTTAAGCTCTAAGTAGCTAAGCTACAAAGACTTATCGCAATTAGTGAGAGGACTCAAGTGTAAAAGCTTGAGTCCTTTTTCTTTTCGGTTATATTGACGAACTACCCAATAAATAAAAGAGGATTGAAATTATGGCTGAATGTGATTTAACGACCATCGCGAATATTGAAGCATATCTAGGAGTCGCCCTTGATTCCGGAGATACGGCTGTTTATGAGGACATCATTGCAGCGGTTAGCACCTTTGTTGCGGGCTACTGCAATACCAGTTTCTGTGACGACATTTATTCCGAACGCATTGCGATTAGCGATGGAGAATTTAACCTGAGCAACAGGTGTCAGTATCTTTATGCAGTCAATTACGGTGTAAACACACTCATTGATGTAACCGGCCCCACAGCTTTGTCATCTGTTAATGTCTCAGAGGACGGCAACACGATTAGGCTAATAGACTCATACACCAAGACAGACATCGATATGAGCAACCTTAGCTTGGACTCTATCGCTACTGCAATCGACAACGAGTCTGGTTGGACTGCAGCACTGGCTTCAGGCATAGAAGATGACTACGGGAAATCAATTTATCCCGGCAGCTTCTCTGTTGTGAACACGACAACAAATGGAATTGATATTCTCGGAGCAGACAACAACTCCCCAGTATCACTCAAAGCAACGAATGTATTTCAGATTGCTGCTGGATGCGCAGAAGGAATTGCAATTTATCAAGGTGGCTTTCCAGTGGACAGCAATCTTGCTGTGATTGTACCAGCAGACCTAGAGGATGCCGTAACGAGGTTTGTTATTCGTGCATTTGCAGGAAAGGCTCCAACAACTGTAACCGGAGACTTCAAGGAAGAAAGGGTTGGAGACTACCGTTACAAGAAATTTACTGCTTCAGAACTAGATGCCGACATCAAAGGACTTGCTGTGGATTACTACTCAGTATTCGACTGCTACAAATTGTACGACATTTGAAAATAAAAAAGAGGAACGACATGAAAGAGGACAGCGAAGAGGTCTGGAAGGATGTAGAGGGCTTTGCCGGATACCAAGTAAGCAGTCTTGGGAGATTCAGATGTCTGAGCAGGGTACACAAGTCTACGAGGCATGGCAAGCTGGTAGATGTCCACAATGGGCAAAGGTTTATCCCTAAGAGGAAGAAATGCGGACACATGTTTGTTTCTATGGGTGGAAAATCAAGGATGGTCCATCAATTAGTCCTTGAGACATTTAATGGACCAATGCCGAAAGGACATAAGGCACGCCACATGAACGGGATAAAGGACGACGACCGAATATCCAACCTGTCATGGGTATTGATTCCGGCAGACAAGGCAGAGAACCTCGAGGGTGAGGAATGGAAGGACATTACTGGTTTCAGCGGATACCAGATAAGCAGCCTTGGCCGCGTGAGAAGCATAGACAGGCATGTTGCATCTCGTGTGAGCAATAGGCCGTTCACCATCCTCAAGAAGGGCAGAATCCTACAGATAAAGTATTCAGGAATAAATAGTCGGTGCGTGACTTTATTCGTTGATGGAACCCCGAATATCTTATTGATTCGCGACTTAATGAAAGACCATTGGGAACAGAGTAAGTTAAAATAAAAAGAGGACGAAGATTATGGCTGGACCAGTAGTAACACAAGATGTAGATAGGAGTTCTAATCATGCCTAAAGGAGATTTTTCAGGTGGCATTGGATATTCGACCCACCAAGCAACGCTCGTTAAGTACGCTCTAAGGGCTCCAGAGGGCTCTACCATCATTGAACTAGGGTGTGGCTTCTTCAGCACTACAGTTCTCTCTCAGATAGCCTCAGCGAGGAATCTAAGATATATCGTTTACACGGACGATGAGAAGTGGGCGGAAGTCGTAAAGCCAACTTGTTTAGAAAACATTGAGTGGAACATAGTCGACTGGAGGAAATGGACGCCAGCAGAAGAGGCTTACTTTTACTTCTTGGACAACTCAGAACTATGCGTCAACAGGTTCAAGCAAATTGCTAAGATTAAGAATTTATCCAAATTCGTTATCTGCCACGATAGCTGTACCTACAGCAAGCGTGGTGTTTCCCTATCGGAGAATTACTCGGTAATAGAAGAGGACAAAACTAGAGTCCCACATACAGCCGTGATTGATACCTCAATGGAACTAGAGAAAGAAGTAGCTCCAGAGAAGCCCGTAGAGGCCCCTGTAGAGGCCGTAAAGCCAAAGGTGGCTCCAAGTACAGATAAATCAATTAAGACGGCGGTGGTGTGCTGCTACCAGCCCGGTGGCGACTACGACTCACATTGTCTTGAGTATATCAGCAGATTGGCAGACGGACTCAGTAATAATAATACAATTGGGGCAAAGCTGCACTGTGTATCCATAATGGACCTGAGCAGCATTCCAAGTGTCACAAGGATTCAGCCCTTGAATGGGAACTGGAAGGGATGGCACATTAAATCAGAAATATTTAGGGAAGACCTGTGGAAGGAATACGACCGAGTCCTGTATATCGACTTGGATACGGTTATCTGCGGAGACATGGATGAAATACTGACTTCAACTTCTGAGTTTGCAATGCTGCATGATTTCTACCATCCAGAGAAGCAAGAAACAGGTATGCTCTACTTTGACCCGAAGGCCACAAGCTGCCAAAGCCTGTACAGCATGTTGGTGAAGCGTAATGCAGTCAAGAGCATTAAGGATGCAGATTTGATTAACCGTTGGCTGAAGGTAAAGAAGATTCAGCCTGACATTCTCCAGAATTACCACAATATTGGTTCGTACAAGGTGTCTCTCGTTCGAGACAATAAGGATTGGTCTGATTATTCAGTGATTTGTTTTCACGGGAATCCTCGCCCACATCATGTAGGCTGGAACCTTGATGTTGAGCATTCAGCACTGAGTAAGCCCGCCAGAGCCAATTTAAGTCGGCAGACAGCTAGGAATGTAGTCATTCCCGTTAAGCCCTTGTGGTCCGGAGAGGATGTTTTTATTATTGGTGGTGGTCCGTGTTTAAAGGGCGTAGACCTCGATAAACTACTTGTTGGGTTCAAGGTCCTTGGAATCAATGATGGGTACCTGTATGATTGCTGTGACGCTTGTTACTTCGGTGATACGGTATGGTGGTCTCACCACAAGGAAGCGTTAAAGTCGTTTCGTGGAGAAATTTATTCTACTTCTGGAGTATTCGACCCAACCATTCACCACCTAGACCTCGTCCCTTCTGGTTTTACTGCAGACAAGGACAAGGTTGCATGGAATGCCAATAGTGGAATGGCTGGTATCAACCTAGCCTGTCATCTCGGAGCAAAGAGGATATTCCTTCTGGGCTTCCAGATGGACTTCGGTGAAGGTGGTGAGTCAAACTGGCACAAAAATATTCGCAAGGTAAATCCAAACACCTACAGGGCTATGCTCAATCGGGAGACCAATATGGCAAAACAAATGAAAAAATTATTCCCACATGTTGAGTGTATAAATGTTGAGGTTGTATCGGGAGAGTCGAAGATGAAGAATTTCCCAAAGGCGTTGCTTGGAGAGTTGCTGCTGAAAGAGAATAAATAGACGAGCTGAATTGTTGAAACGAAATCAAGGCAAGCTATGTTTACAACTGAGACTAGGTTTAAGCCTCCCAGCGCCTAGTTCTCTCTTTTAAACCTAATGGGAGGATGCTGGGAGGCATATCATGGAAGTATGGAAAGACATAGGTGGATACGAAGGTTCGTATCAGGTGAGCGACCTTGGACGGGTTAAGAGTTTAGTCAGAAAGAATAGAAGAACCGAGAAGATTATAAGGCAGTCGAAGTATAACAAGAGAGGCTCTAGGCAGGTAACTCTTTCTGTAGGTGGGATACCGAATGCGGCAAGAGTCCACAGACTTGTGTTAG